ATAATCCCATCTAGTTGCCCAAGCTCCACCGACTCTTAAATCTCTCAAGATCTCTCTATCGATTTCAGCCGCTACTTGTTCAGACAATAAAGCTGTTAATTCAGCTTCAGCATCGATGTTGTGGAATGCACTAACATCTTGTGCTAATTCTGGAGACCAAGTTGCTCTTAATTTTCTTTCTGTTACAGAAACAACAACCTCATCAAGTTCGAAAGATACTTCTCCCATTTCAGTTGCGTATTCTAAAGATGCATATGTCATCCAAGCTGCAGTCATTCCAGTAATCGCTCCACTAGCTGCTCCGATATAACCATCAAAAGTACTAGCTGAACAACTAACACACGCTGGGTGTGTAAGATCAGCCTCAATTAATAGACAACCATTAGCGTCACAGATATCACTACCGTAATCTACGATACCTCTTCCGTATTTTTGTGCTACTAACCTAAAAGGTATAGATGCATTAGCCGCAATAATTACGTCACCATTAGAATCTGAAATTGCTGTTCCACCATTGACAAGTGTTAATGATGCTAAGAAAGTCTCAGTATCCATTTCATTACCATCTGGTCCTGTTAATCTACCAGCACCTTCACCAGTAAATCCTGTAACACACATTGTAAGATTTCTTACTGAACCATCAGCAGCAACTGGTTGACTAGCAAACACAGTATCAACAGTTTGTCCGTTAGCACTTAAGATAACTGGGTTAATACCCGCAGTTTGACTTATTGAAGATTGTCCTTTAGACGCATCAAATAAACCATCATTATAAAAGATATCGTAAAGATTCTTTTTATCGAAATCTGATACTACAGAACCATTACAACCACTGAATAAACAATCTTCTTGTGGAAGAGCTGGCCCATTTAATTGAGCGTGATCTCTACCAGTTGTTTTTGGTACAAAGTAGAATAATTTTCCGATTGGCATGTTCATCGCTTGTACCGATACAATATCGTTAGCCAATAATTTTGAGAATACACGTCTTACGATTGGAAAGACTACAGTCTCAAATGAACCTGATGAGTTTGAACTCGTAGATTCGTTTAATAGAGAAGATGCTTGGTTTTCATATAACTGAGCAATGTTCTCTTTTACGTGACCTTTTAAACCTTCTAGGAAACCAATTTTGTTCCACTTCGAAATAGTTTTAGATCTTATTTGTTTCAAGTGTTCAAGTCCTATATTTCCGACTTCACCTGAGTTTAATAAATGTCCCATTTTTTTTTGAGTTTTAATTTATATTATTATTATGATATTCTTTTCATTAAATCTTTTATTGCCACAATTTGAGGATCTACATAAGCTGTAGATTCATTTAAATCAGACTTCGAAGATTTAACAGTTTTATTAACTTTATTTACAACAGACTCGCTAATTGGAGCTTTTCTATCTAATTCAGACTTAATAACCTTATAAATAGATTTAGACTCTTTTACTGAATCAGTATTGTCAAACCTTTTAAGAATTTCCATTTTTTCTTTTTTAGTTGTCGAATGTTCAGTAAACAATCTATTTACGTAAGCTAAGTTAGTATTAAATAACGCCACTTCATTGAGTTTGTCTTTAAATACATTAAGAGCTTTTTTGTATTCATTATTTTTACTTTTCAACTCTTTGTATTCTTTCATTATTTTTGTTTCAGAAACTGTATCAGTTTTTGGTTTTCTACGAACAACAGATTTACGTGTGTTTCTAGATTCAGACGTTTGTCTATTTCTATGTCCACCTTTTCTTTGACGACCTTTAGTTCTAGCCAATGTATGATCTTCATCCACTATTTCTTCATCATCTTCATCCATATTAAAAGGACTTTCATAGTCTTTGTAATGTCCACCGACATCACCCCTTCTATGACCACCTTCTCTTTTGAACTCGTCAGATTTACTACCCCACATTTCCTTCAAATCAGATTCATCATCCATTTCGATTTCATACATAAGTTCTTCGTCTTCGTCCATTCCGCAACCTTCACACATTTCATCATCTTCGTCCATCATGTCCAAAGATTCTTTAATGTAATATTCTGCACCAGTTTCATTATCTGTCAAATGAATTCCATCAGCATCTTTAACCACTTCAACTTCATCGTCTGGACCCAATTTCTTAAATACTGTAACAACTTCATCATCTGAAGCCATTGTCATATCTAATACATCGTCACCCATACCTAATTCCATTCCCATAGGTTCAAGATCTAATTCTAGTTCTTCACCTTCACCACCGTCTAAATCTAGATCAGTATCAAGGTCTAATTCTACGTCAGCCATTTCTTCACCATCATCTGGGAAATCCATAACGTCCATTTCTAACTCTTCAGATTCTTCTTCTTCAGAATCATCTGTTAATTCATCGTCAAGATTTAACTCAACATCTTCCTCATCATCTGCGGATCCTCCTAATTCAATATCGTCTAATTCAATAGTTTCTTCATCTTGTTCTCTCAAAGACGACTCTACGATACTCTCAATTTCCTTCGACATATGCGCCGAAAGCATTTCTTTCGTGTTGGCTTTTAAGGCATCCTCTAAAGACTTAGCGTCTAACAAAGCCTCTTCGATGATTGATTTTCTTTTTACAGCCATTTTAATTTTTTTTAAAAATTTATTTTATTATTTAAATACACCATAGTGCATTTTTTAATAAATATGCAGTAAAAGATAAAAAACTTATTTAAAGTTGATTTTTTTTAATCTAGTAAGAAGTTATTTAATGAATTTGTTAAGATAATATCTTCATTTTTCTTATTAGACTCTGACATCTGTTGTTCTTGAGATGGTTCTTCATTATAAATCCAAGAACCTGGAGTGGATGGTGACGTTACAATGTCCCAACATATTAATTCATAATCATCTTGTACAATGTTCTTACCATTTTCTTTTTCTAATGATCCGACACCTCTTGATGAAACACCTATTTTTAATCCTTTTCTAATATAATTAGCAACTCTATCACCTTCACAGGAAATAATTCCTAGGTTAACAAACCCCGGTGACATAATAATTTCAAGTTTACCCATTAACACATTACCTTCCCACCATAAGTCTACAACATTATGAGCTATTCTACTTACAGCAACAATGGAACTCTCTGGGTGATCAGCTTCACCCATTGCACGTTTTTCTTTAATAAGTTTAAGGTAATTTTCAGCTTCCCTTCTTAAGAGATCTTCAGGATATATTCTTTCGTTTTTATTCTCTGTCCCATATTTCTGCATTACAGCGTACACTATTAAGGGATCTTCAATAAATTGTCGTCCTGGTGTTAACTCACTAGCTTCATTAACAAAGTTTTTATTATCTTTAGGGGAAATGTATCCTGCGTCATATTCGATTAGGATACCTTTTTTATTGATTTCGTTTTTCTTAATTATTTCCATAATAATGATATACTTTAATTATAAATATACCATTACTATAAAAACTCTATTTTTTCGTTTTATAAAAAGTAAAATAATTATTATTGTCTAAACAACTATTAACTATGTCATGAATTATACTCTTTGAAGATTCTAACAAGTTGGGTTGGTTGATAGGTAACCCCTTTTTCTGATATAACGTTATTTCACAAGACATAAAACTTCTTTTTGTGTTTACAAATCCAGAGGTTCTCATATCTAAATCCACAATATATTTATCGTTGTGAAATAATTCCTTATCTACGTTACTATTTATATTTTGTTTTATTTTTTTTCTTATACCACTTACTACAGAATCGTAATTAGTGTTTTGGTTTATATCATTTATCTCACCCCAAGCGCTGAGATTTATGTATATACTTTTTGATTCTTTATTGTTAACTGTACCAACCTTAGTTTTGTAGTTTGGTAATAAATTTAACTTTACTTCCTTTCCAAGTTTCATCCATATGTTTTTATTTTTTTATTATTAATATATGGTAAATATAGTGATAATATATAACAAAGTCAATTTAATAAAAGTGGTAACATATATTCCTACTCAACACTTAAAGATACAGATTCTTTAAGGTCATAAACTTTATTTATATCGTTAATAAAGTTTTCGTTGTCGAAGTTCATATTTAATAATTTGTCTTTAACCCTAAGTAATTGATCTTTTAGGGTTACATCAGTAGACTCGGTTACCCTGTTATCAATAATATCAATACACTCTCTTTTTAAAGTGTTATAGGTTTCTTCCTTATCTTCATCATTACCATTTAATATGGTTTTAATGATTCCCTTTTCAGATTCACTAATGTTAGAGTATTTATCATTAAATTTGTTAACAGATATCTTAGTTAAAACACTTGGTGGTAATTCAGAATCTATTCTCTCATTTGTAACTTCTACCTCTTTTTCTAACATTAATCCTTTAATGTGGTTTATAGATTCATTAATTTTATCTATAGTTGTAGCGGTTTTTGTTGTCTCTACTAAAAATTTAATATGAGAATAAAATTCATTATTTTCTTTAACAATGTTCTTACCATTTAAAAGTTTAAATAGTTTTTCATTACCCTTCTCCAATTTCTTCTTATCTAATGATTTTAATAATGAAATGTTTTCTTTAATATAGTCTTTAGCTTCCGAAGTGTCATCGAACTTCTTAGTTTGTAAATTTTTATATATTAAGTATTGATCAGATAAAGTATTATTTTCTTTAATTAATTTAATAAATTTAGAAAATAGTTTTTTACCACCTTTTTCTTTTTTTAATACAGACTCTATTACAATATCTTTAAATGTATCTTTTATATTTCCGAAATTTTCCATGCTTTTTATTTATAAATATCTAAATTTTTTAAAAAATTACTCTTTAATAATTTTATCTATTTCTTTTGTCATATCTTCGATATTCTTATTTACCTTATTGGTACCTTTTTCTACTGAATCTAAATTGTAGTTACGTCCCTTTTTTTCTAAACTTTCTGTAAGTCTTTTCATAAACATACCTTGATATTTTTTAGTTTTTTCTACATATTTTCTTCTATCCTCTTCCATTAATAGGTTCTCCTTTTTATTGGCAGACTCTACCGCAGTTGCTGTTTCAGCTGCAGCTGCTTCACCACCAGCTTCTGTGGATGCTGCACTTTCTATGTCAGCTCCAAATCCACCTCCAGCATCTCCACCGAATCCACCTCCATCATCACCACCCATTTCTTCACCAACACCTTCTTCTCCTTCAGCATCGCCACCAGAAACTAAAGTATCAAAATCACCATATAATTTATCGACTCTGTCAAACAACCCTGTTTTCTTAATAATATTAGCAGTTTGTTCCATTTCTGCTGAAGCAGCTTTTTCTAATCTTTGTTGCTCTAAATCGTTTCTAATATCTTCATCTGACATACCTAATATCTCTTTCTTACCTCTAGTCATAGACATTGCGCCAAATCCGTTACCAGCATCTGCCACTGCATCTTTATATAAAGTAACCTTTAATTGGGTTTGTTCTATTTTTAACATTTCAGCTTGTGTTGATGGGTTGTTAAGTGATAAAGTAAAATTATCTAACTCATCTTCTAAACCTAAAATATATAAATGTATTATAGCAATTTTATTTAATTCCTGTAACATTGCTTGTTGTATTCTATTAATTGTCCTTGCGAATCTAATGTCTTGTAGTGCTAAGTTCTTCCCTTCACCAGTCGCCTCCTCAAAACCTAAAAAAGGTTTAGGTACCCTCAATGCGGTAAATAATTTTTTCTGTAGATATTGTATATCGGCAATTTCTGAAAGGTTAGTTGCACCTGGTAATGTATCTATTGGACTTGGTGCGTTTGGATCTCTAACAGGTATAAAATAATCTTGATCTTGTGCCATTTGATTATACCTAGTGTCTATTTGTCCAGTATTCTCATCAATAACCGGACTCTTCTTAAAGTTGTTTGCAATTTTCTGTACATATGATGGGACATCCGCCTCATCAATGTTACCAACAAAGATTTTAAATATTCTTCTTTCGGGTGCCCTAGTAACCCTATATATTAACATAGCGTCTTCAGAAAGTAACAATTGTTTCCAGATACGTCTAGCCTTTTCTAACATAGATGTACCATAAGGTAATCTCCTATCGTCACCTAATAACCTAAAATGGGCAACTTGCCACGCATTAAATTCTATATCTCTTTGTCCCCACACAAACTTAACTGGGTTGAATTTGTCTTCCTCAGAGTTTGATGCATTTTCACCGAACCCCTCATTATCCTTTCTAGATATCTCAATATTCGGTAACTGTTTAACACCACTAATCCCCTCTTCACTATCTATATTTAAAAATAAAAAATTATCTCCGTACTTACATGTGTTTCTTGTCCACATAGGTAATGTAGTGTGGATATCTAATCTATTAAAAAATAAATCTTCTAATATTTTCCTAACTCTCTTACTTTCTGAAAATATATTCATTACTTTATTATCAGGATTTAATGTTGTACATTCCTCCATCATTATATCTAAAGCTGCTGCAATTTCTGGGAAAAATTCCATACCTTCAAAATCTGCGTAAGAAGCTAACCTTGTAGTCTCATAATATATGGAGTGTTGATAAATCTCATTATCAACTGTTTGCCACATACCCGATAAATACTTATCTTGTTGTTGTTTTAATTTTTCGTGTTCGTACTCTTCCTTAGATTTAGTTTTTAATAACTCTTTATCCCCTAAAGAATATCTAGACTTATTTTGTGGTCTCTTTATTTCTGGACCAAATAAGTCATTTAACTGTTGAAATATTGTTTTTCTAGCCATTTTATAATTATAATGTTTATTTTATAATAATAAATATCAAAAAAGTTTAAATGTTACTTAATACCAAATAACCAATTGTATTCACCATTATCATTATTGTCATTATTTGGTTGTGTTGGGTGATAAGTTGGGGTATTACTGTAAAAAGGGTTAGTATATTTTTTATTAACCTTATCAACCTCACTTGGTGAATTAGTGTTAACCCACCCCTCTAACATTGCCTTTGTTTGTTTTTCTATTGTCTCTAATTTTTTAAATGTTGTTTGTACAACAAAAAGTGGCATCGCTAGCGCCATTATTATATCATCATGGTACCCATCCATATGATCTGGTCTACCATTTCTATATACAAAAGTCTTTAATTCAGAAATCAATCTAACTGACCTAATAATTGTTTTACTTTCTCTAATATGTTCTTCTAAATCACTTACCATTTGTAGTCTACTACTACCAACATTAAACCCAGGAACCTTCTCACCCTGTTTATAAACACTTTTAGCGTACTTTTCACTTAATTTTCTATTTTTAGGGTCATCATAGTGAAGATGTGTGTATCCCATTTCTAATAATTTCATTACAGTAGAAACGCCCATACCTCCAGTTATATCTACAACTGTATAAGCCTTATAAAGATTACCATATTTATAAACTATTTCCGCCAATAAATCGGGTGGTAATTTATACTGGAACTCGGCCACTTGTTCTAATCCATCAAAATCTAATATCACTATAGTAGAACTATCTTTCCCATCACCTCTAGATACATCTACCCCCATAATATATTTATGACCCTCTTCTGGTTCTTTCCATATCCACATAGACTTTTCCATTTCTGCCATATATTTTGGGTCTTTAACATAATTTTCATTCTGGTATTCAATATACTCATCGTCTATAACATTACCACCAGAACTAACAAATGACACATCTAATTCTTGTGCAATTTGTTTTTTATCCCCATTCATATCCCTACACATTTCTTCATACCAAGGGGAAGAAGCTTTCCAACCCTCTTTAACCATTACATCATAGTCGTTGATGTTGTTGGCGTTAGTTTCATATGTTTTACCACTATATTCCCATCTTAAATTTTCTCTACCAATACTCTCACAAACAATTATTTCTTCCTCACCTCTTAACCACCTTAAATTTCTATTATATCTTATATCTTCATGCCACCTCATTTCAATAATTTTAAAGTTATTGTCACCTTTTTTGGCACCATCATAAGTTCTATAATATAACGCGTCTTGACCATTAGGTGTAGATATTAATGTCACTTTACCACCAGTACCCAAGGAGGTTAATGCGGCACCAAACACCTCAGCACCATTATCAATAAACGCAGCTTCATCCATTATCAAAAATGTTGGTGTGTACCCCCTCAACGCATCTTTCGATGTTGCTAAAGCTTTAACCTCACATTTAGTAGACTTAGTTTTTATATGTCCCTTAGCTTCAATATCTAAATAAGATTCATTTTCTTCTACTCCCCACACCCACGATGGTATCTGATCAGTAAAGTCTTTAATTTTTTTAAGAAATTCTTGAGCTAATGTTTGTTTATTCGCCAATACCAGAACTTTCCAAGGGTTATTTGGATCACAAAACGCAATTTTAACGGCAATATATGCTGCGGTAGTTGTAGACACACCAGCTTGTCTTGGTTTAGTAACTATGTTACGGTTATTTTCTTCATAAGATTTAATTATGTCTCTTTGTTTATGAAATAATTTAAAGGGTACGTACCCTTCTTGAGTTAAATCATAAGTTTTTAGGAATGTTTCTATGGCATATATAGGGTCACTTAAACATTTAGCGAATATTTTTAATTTTTCATTTCTATCCATAATAATTCATTTAAAACGCTACTACCTTACCCTTTTCCCAATCATCGTAATTTGGACCTAGTTTATATGTTACATTAGATCCACCACCAACCTTTTCTATGATACCAGAATGATTAGCAGCTGACCAAAAATGTGAATATTGTCCACCAGAATAATGTGACCCTATATAATCTAAAAAACCTCTCTTTGTTTTTTTTATGTCACTTATATCTTTCATATAATTTATTAAGTCCCTAATCATACTATCATCTTTTCTATTAAAACTATACCCATTTGATTTATTAACTAATGTTAATTCATTTTCTTTGGTAATTTTATTTACAACATCAAGTATTTCGGTGTGAAATCTATATTTTGTTCTATTATTAAATACTGATAACCTTTTTATGGCTTCCACACCCGAATAGGTATTTAGGATATTATCAATAACCAACTCACTTTCATTCATCATCTGGGAGATTACCCTTGTACTCCAATAAGACGTTGCATTACTCCAACCAACGAACTTATTATTTAATGAAAATAAACTATTAAACCTTTGGTATGGGTTAACCATATTCATAATTCTACCATATTCTGATTGTAAGAAAAACTCAACTATCTCACTATATTTATATCTATCCACAACAACATCTTCATCAATACCCCCCCAATCAATATTATACATTGTTTTATATAATAACTTATTATTTTTTATATCGTTTAAAGTAAGTTTATAAGTATTAAAAAATGAGTTCATCACCCTTATTGGTGTAGCACCTTTAATACCTTCAATAAACGCCTCAACCAATGGTGTAATGTCTTTATTAAAATTTAAAGTAGTTTCTTTAATTAGTTTACGATATTGTACCTCTGTTAATCTAATTTTCATTTTAAATATTTCCTTGTATATTATAATTAAAATATTCCTCAGTTTTTGTTGAGTCTGGATAAAAATATCCCATATCTGGAGAACTTAACTCTTCATCTTCATAATCTAAAACTTGTGATAACATAGTTACATAGTCACCATGATATTCTCCCGGCATT